CTTAAATTAGTGCCTACTTATTCTTATACAAGATTATATAGAACAGGTAATGTTTTATATAGACATAAAGACAGACCTTCATGTGAAATATCTACAACACTTAACCTTGGTGGTGATCCTTGGTCTATCTATTTAGACCCAACAGGAAGTAATAATGTTATTGATGAATATAAAAATATTATGAAACCTAATGCACCTAAAGGAATAAAAATAGATTTAAAACCAGGAGATATGTTGATATACTCTGGTTGTGATTTGGAGCATTGGAGAGAGCCTTTCCAAGGTAAACTCTGTGGTCAAGTGTTTTTACATTACAATTACATAGAAGGTAAATATGGAAAAGAAAATTTATACGACAAACGACCTATACTTGGCATCCCAAAACTAAAATGAAATACGTTTTGGTGCTGAAGATATGCTCCCTTTTACACCTTAATTGTTTACCCGAAATTACTGATAATTTTATATTTAATTCTTGGTCAGAATGTGCTAATGCAGGTTATCTACGAGCTATTCAAACTACCAATGAAATGGACAGTGATATAGTAAATAGAAATCAAGTTGTTGTAAATTTTCAATGCTTATTAGTTGAAGAAACATAGGAGAATATTATGGATAAATTTTTAAAAGTATTCGTTGAAGAAGTAAAAATATTTTGGAAAGATTTAAGAGATGGAGTTAAAAACAAAATTAAGAAGATCGTCTGCAACTGCAAGTGCCACAAAACAGATTAGAGAATACGCAGAAAAGAATAATAGTTATCGTATCTCAACTCATGAGAAGGTATGTGCTGAACGTATGAAAACTTTATTTAAAGCTATTGATGAAATGAGAGTAGATATAAAAAACTTACACTCTGATATGAATAAAGGTAAAGGTGTTATAAGTTTTCTTATTATTGTGGGTGGTCTTGTAGGAGCTACGATTAGCTTCTTTAAATGGAATGGCTAAACGCAGAAAGACAGCTTCTGTTGGACTTTATAATGAACTCATTGCTCAAGCACACTTTGCCAAAGACCCTAATAAAATCGTATTTGTACCTGCTATGGGTAAAGGACCAATAGATATGGTAGTTTTAGATATAGCCACAGGAGAGTATCAAGCCTACGATGTTAAGAGTGCTAATTATAGAAAATCAGAGTATACACCTAAAGATACTTATAAAAGGAAAGCAGGAACGCTAATAAATAGAGGCTTGACAGACGAGCAAAAAAAATTAAAGGTCAAAATATATTATAACAAATGAAACTTACAGCTAACATAACATTAGATGAGCTTACTAAGTCGCAGATTGCTGAACGTAAAGGAATTAACAATAACCCTAACCCACAGCAAATAGAGCATTTAAAAGCATTAGCTGTCAATGTACTACAACCTATTAGATCACACTTTGATAAACCTCTTATTATTAGTTCAGGATTTAGATGTGCTGAACTTTGTATAAATATAGGATCAAGTGTTAATAGTCAGCACGTTGCAGATAAAGAATCAGCAGCAGCAGACTTTGAAATTCCAGGTGTAGACAATAGAGAATTAGCAAGATGGATTAGAAATAACCTTGAGGTAGATCAAGGTATATTAGAATTTTACAGAGATGGAGAACCAACATCAGGTTGGATTCATTGTAGTTATTCAATTAATACAAACAGGCAACAATGGTTAAGAGCTTTTAGAGAAGAAGGTAAAGTTCAATATAAGCCATGGTTGGAATAAATGACAAGAGATTATAAATCAGAATATCAAAATTATCATTCATCATCTAAACAAAAGAAAGATAGAGCAGGTAGAAATACTGCTAGAAGAAGAATGAAGAAAAAATATGGTAATAGTATATTAGGTAAAGATATAGATCATAAAGATAGAAACCCAAGAAATAACAATACTAGCAATTTAAGAGTACAATCTAAATCATCTAACAGATCAAGGAACGGATAATATGTGGTTAAATTTATTAGGCATGGGAGTTAAGACAGCTGCTAAATTATATCAAGATAAACAACGTACAAAAGAAGCTCTGTCAGGAGCAAAACTTCTTCACGCAGAGAAGATGAGGAGGGGGGAGATAGAATTTTCGGGTAAAGTATTCGAGCATCAGAAGGGAGACTGGAAAGATGAATTCGTGCTGATTGTTTTATCAACCCCCATCTTCATGTTAGCTTACTCTGTATTTACAGATGATCCAGAGATTGAAAGAAAGATGGATTTATTCTTTGAGAAACTACAATCAATGCCTTGGTGGTTGGTTGGATTATGGGTATCAGTCGTTGCTGCTATCTATGGTATTAAAGCAAGTGAAATAAAAAACTTTAGCAAATGACAACCAACGATTATGATCCTAGGTTAATTGACAAATATCAAGAGCCAAGACACTTAGTTCATTTTCAATGGGATAAATCTGATGATGTTTATCGTTATGCTTTAGTTGAAATTATACATCCAAAAGATATAGACTCTAGGAACAAAGAAAAAAAAGATGAGAAAGGTTTAACACAAAAGGAAATATGGGAAAAAAAATATCAACAGCTTACACCAACCAATATAAATCTAAAGTAAGTTTATTATCACAACAAACAGGGAAGTATGGCAAGAGTAAAGTTCGATCTACAAAAACCAAAACACGAAAGAATCGCAAAAAATACTAGCCTAGGTAGACGACCTAAGATGTCATCTATGAACAAGCACAAAAAACGTAGCTGGAAAAAATATGTAGGTCAAGGTAGATGAAACCCACAATAATAACATTACTATACCTAACCTTTGGTGGCGATATTAAACAAGATAGCTTTGAGATATTTACAAGTTGTGGTACTTGGTTTAATAATAATATTACAACTGTGGAAAAGAAGAAAAAGACATTTATGTCTAATCATTATTACCACACTTACAAAGGTAAAAAAGTTATAGGATATGTTTGCGGAGGAGATGAACCACAATGAAAATTAATGACAGCTCAGTTATCAGTTTGCCTATTCGTAATCTTTTAGCATTATGTGCTGCTGTAGCTATGGGTATCTTTGCGTACACAGAGATCACAAGTAGACTCACGAGCTTAGAGACTAGCAGAGAATTACACGAAGCAGATTTATTAAAAGCGTCAGATCAAAAACCTACTGACCAAGAACAGTTTATGTTATTAGAACACATAGCAGGACAAGTAGAAAATATACAAAAGGAAATGGAAACAATGAGAAATAATAACGTGAACATAACTTATGCTATGAAAGATATAGAAAAAATTAAACTAAGTTTAGAAGCTATTAAAGATAAAGTTAGAAAAAATGGTAGCCACTAATGATACCTAATCATCCTTTTTCTATTCAAATTGTAGCTATGTATATGTTTATTATGTTATACTTGGTAATGGAGATTATATTTTAATGGAATTAGTTGTAGCACTTCTCATGTATCTTGGCGATCCACCTGTTCTAAAGGAACACTTGTTGATGCCTAGCCTTTCCGAATGTTTAAAAAGAAAACGTATTTCTATGAGGTCTACAAACAACGCACAATTTCAATGTATGAAAGTTAATGCGGTTATTAAAGAAGGTAAGATCATAAGCATATCAAAAGCAGATTAATGTATTCCATCATTTGGTTTCAAAATGATCGTTGGCAGATATTCACAAACGAGGTATGGGAGACAGAGAAAGAAGCATTAGATTACGCTAAAAGAAATAAGTTTAAAAAAAAGATTAAATGGAAAGTTGTATTATATGACAGAAAATATAATATATAATTAAAATGCCTAAGAAAAAAACTTGGTCTAAAAGAAGTCTTACTTTAGTGTGCGGATATTGTATTATGTGTAAAAGACAATTATTAAGTAATGAAGGTGGGTGGATAATAAACGCAGAGAAGAAACGATTTTGCCATTCTTATCATGGTAAACCTAGTTGCTTTGATAAATACTTAAACCTCTAGCTCTTGTTTTAATTCCTTAAACTCTTCGTGAATTGTTTTCTCAGGTTTCCAAAACCTTTGACCTAATGCTTTTAATCTACGATGATGAATTACAGTTGAGTGATCTATCTTTAACATTCTACCTAAATGAGATGATGAAGCACCATACACTTCAATCATAAGATTAATAATAATACTTCTTGCTCTTACTAAACATTCAAATCGTCTTTCACCTAACACTTCTTGTTTATTAATTTCATACTTAATACAAACTTTATTAACAACAGAATCTAAGGTTTGAGGATAGACTTTTTTTCTTTCTGTTGCCAAACCATTTCTTTTCTCTTCAAATCTTTCTTGTCTTAACTTTAATCTTAACAACTGACCTTCTATCTTTGCTTTACTCTGTTGCAACGACATACGATAGCCATTTTTAAATCCTGTTTTATAAATTAAAAGTTCTCTCCCTGTTAGTTCTTGATACATAGGAGCTTTCATTGCTTGTTTTAATTGTGAAAGTGTTTTCATTTGCGTAGCATCCCCTCTGTTGTTTGCACAACCTTTTGTTGTTTTTATAATTATGTAATTAATAAGACTATTAAGCTCTCATTAATTGCTCTTGTGTGTCTACTACTTTTCTACCAAGCCTAATACTATCTCTATGATATTTTTCGGCTTTCATTTGAGCTTCAAGATATTTCTTATGCTTTTTCTCTTGAAGGTCTCTCAGCTTTTGTAGACGCATCCTGATTTCCATCAGCATCCTCCTTCACTTTTGTAAAGTCCCATTTTATATCTGTTACCTTTACTTCTACTAACTCTCCCTCATTTGAGGGGTCTGCAGCTTTCTCAACGGAATTAAATTTTTCTACATATATAAAACTTGCACTTCCGTTTCTTGTTCTTATAACCTTTTTGGTGGATTTGTCAATCATAGTCCCTTTCAATAGCCATTTCTATATAATGAATAGCCTTTTCTAAATCTTGTTTTTGACCTCGTTTCTTGTGCCTACACAAATACTTAATAGCATTACCTTCGGCAAATGGGATGTTGTTTTTATTTATAAATTCTGCTGGTTGAATAGGCATGGAGTAGTGATCTCCACCTACCTGCTTTTTATATACATTATCAGTCATAATTAAGGTGTTCGTGGCGGGAAAACAACTAATAGAAAGTCAAGGGTGATGACTAAAACCGCCACGAACTTTTAGAGCCTAAGCTCTATCTTCTGTAATTACCATAAGTTCCAGTTTTTTGGTAGGGTTTTTTATACC